GACGTTCGGTCTGGATTTGACCAGGATATTCGTAAATACTTAGAAAAGCCAGTTAAAATTAGAACTGGTACCTGGAGTTTAGCTACTTCAGGTACATTCATTGGAATTGACGTTCCCTTTGAATTATTACAGCACACGCTATATAAAGACAAAATCCAAGGTTATTTAGGATTTCGTGCTACTACAGTCTTTAGACTACAAGTGAATGCTCAGCGTTATGTGCAAGGTCGTCTAATTATGCATTTCGTTCCACAAGGTCAAATCCCCGGTACTTACGTTAATGCTAGAAATCGTTCTAGAATGACAATTACCCAACAACCAAACGTTCAATTTGATGCTAATTGTGATACTGAAGCTACTCTTGAAGTGCCTTATATTGGTCCTACTACATATTATAATTTATTAGATGGTACTGGACCATGTGGTACGCTTCATGTTAGTGTTTATTCTCCATTGTTAACAGGTTCTGGTGGTAACTCTGATTCAGAGTACACTCTCTGGGCTAGTTTTAAAGATATTGAATTAATCACTCCTACTGTCCCTACTACGTTCTTTGATCCTGAACAATTGTTAATTACACAGGCTGGAGGTGACTTTAAGAGAGCCCGTGGTTCTAGAAAGACCAAAACTCCTGATGTTTCTGTTCCTGATCAGGAATTAGCTGGCAGTAATGCTGGTATAATTTCTGGTCCACTCAAAGCTATTGGGACTGTAGCCACTTTTGCTAAAGGTATACCTTTACTTTCTGCGATTGCTGCTCCTGTTGCTTGGGTTGCTAATGCTGGTTCATCTATTGCTTCCTGGTTTGGTTATTCCAATCCGCGTGTTCAATCTCCTATCACTAGAATGTCAAAAAGTGTTTTTCCTTATATGTCCAATTGTGATGCTGGTGATTCTTCTTATACTCTTGGGGTTTCAGGTGCTAATTCAGTATCTGTACTTCCTGGTTTTGCTGGTTCTGATGTTGATGAGAATGCTATTGCTTATATCCTGTCTATTCCTACTTATTTTAAGGAACAAACATGGGCTCATACTGATACTATTGGTACCTTGCTTGGTGGTTTTGACTTGCGTCCTAATACAACCTTTCAAGATGCTGCTGCAACAGATATTGGACCAGCTTTAGATGTGACTTATCAAAGGTTCACTCCTGTTGGTTTCTTTAGTCATATATTTAAGTATTATAAAGGCTCAATTACCTTAACTATTAAGGTTGTCAAAACTGAATTTCACACTGGAAGACTTGTTGTAGCTTATGCTCCTGGAGTTCCTGCTGGTACTAGTTTTCCACTAGCTGATAGTGACTATTTATATCGTGAAATTATCGATTTGAGGTATGGTAGTGAGTTTACTTACACCTTTCCATATGCTTCCACATGGACTTACCGTGATGTTAATTCTAGTTATGGTAGAGTTGAGATATTCGTATTGAATAGCTTGATTTCTCCACCTACAGTTAGTTCTACAGTTAATATGTTGTTTGAGGTTTCATGTGCTGATGATTTTGAGTTCGCAGTTCCTAAACCTCAATTTGGTGATGCTAACACCCATTTGGGTCCCTACATTCGTACTGGAGAAGACACTCCGTTCGTTACTCAAAGTGGTGGTGGTGAGACTGATTGTGTCATTACACCTCCTGGGAACACTATTGGTCCATCCGGTGTTGAGGATGATAACTTTGCTTCTGCACAATTTTGTATTGGAGAGAAGGTTACATCTGTTCTCCAACTGATTAAGAGAAGTACTCGCTTTAGTGTTAATGGGAATGCTGCCCTTGAAACTCTTCTTGATTTTCAACCATTTGCTCTATATGGTGTTATCTTTCAAGTTGGAGGAGTTTCTACTTCCCATGTAAATGATGATCTTGTTTCTCTTATGGGATCGTTATATGTTATGAATCGTGGTTCAATGCGCTGGCGGATTTCCGATGAAGCCCAAAACTCTGGACCTAATTTTACCTCTACGTATTATTATGCCGATTCAAATTCGAAGTCCTTTGATTGGACTGCTACAGCTTCTTCAAGTCCCCTACATGGAAATGCTGAAATCGTTCAACAATCTTCTTCAACTGGTGGAGCTTATATTGAGTTCCCCCACTACAATCAATTGCATTCTAGACTTAATCGTCTAACCAATGCTACAAGTGCTCTTCTTAGTACTCCTGTCGTTAACGACATTTATTCTTCGAAGATCAGAGCCAGGGTCACCATTGGTGGTTCTGGTATTGCTCCGGTGATTCGTCGCCAGGTAGGTGATGACTTTCAGTTCGGATACTTTATCGGTATTCCTCTGATCGCCACTGCCTGGGTTTAAAAACCTATGCCGCATGTTCTTTGAAGGTTACATGCGTTATGCTACAACAAAAATTTTCTCCCCTTCTACCTTTCTTTATTTAATCACTCTGTTTGTAACTGGATGGTCGGTCGGAATTGTTACCCCTAAAAGGGAACTCTCTCCCCTTCCTGAATGTTACTCGTAAGTATGGTCCTGGTTAATACGTAATAAAATCTACGCCCCCTTGATTACTGGCGCCCCCAGTAATCCAGATTTTTCT